CCTGTAAGATATCCAGCCTTTGGCACTTCTAAAGAGAAAATAGAAATACTTTGTATCAAAGAGTACGCAGTAGGGGTTAAATACTTTGGAGAAATAGACTACTTAGCTGCTATTCCTTACACTATCTTAGAAGAGGAGATAAGCGAGTACTTAATAAACGAGGTACAAAATGGCTTTTCAGGGACTAAAGTAGTTAACTTTAACAACGGAGTCCCAGACCAAGAAAAGCAAGACGAAATAAGCCGTAAAGTACTAAGCAAATTAACAGGCTCAAGAGGACAAAAAGTAATAGTAGCTTTCAATAACAATGCTGAAAGTAAGACAAGCGTAGACGATATACCTTTAAATGATGCACCAGCACACTACGAGTATTTAAGTAAAGAAGCTGAGCAAAAGATATTAATAGGACATACAGTAATTAGTCCTATGTTAGTAGGAGTTGTTACAGATAACCAAGGCTTTAGCTCAAACGCTGACGAGATAGAAGTAGCAGCTAGATACTTTTATAATGCTACTATTCAACCTTTTCAAGAAACAATGTTAGACGGAATAGACAAGATACTAGCGTTTAACGATATTAGCTTAGACTTGTATTTCAGAAGACTAAACTTACTAGAAGAGATAGAACAAGCAGAGCAAGAAGAGGAGCAAGAAGCTGAACAAAAACTAAGTAAGATAACAGACGAGCAAGGGGAGGCTATGCTTGACTTTTTAAAAGGCGAGACGATAGACGAAGACTGGGAGCTAGTAGATAGCAGAGAATACTCAGAAGATAACGAAGACGTAGAAACATGGGCTAATAGACTTATAAAAGAAAAGAAGAGCTTATTACAAAGGTTAAGCGACGTTATTAATAGTAACCCTTCAGGCTTTAGTTCATTAGATAAGTCTTTTTATAAAGTTCGCTATGAATATGCTGAAAAGTATTCTAGTATCGATTCTAGAGACTTTTGTGCTCAAATGATGCAAAGAGTAGGAACAGTATATAGACTAGAGGATATAGACCGAGCTAGTAGGTTAGGAGTTAATGAGTCTTTTGGACATAAAGGAGAACCTTACGACTTGTTTAAATTTAAAGGAGGCGTTAACTGTGGACACTATTGGAAAGAGAACTTATACAGACTTAAAAAGAAGACTAACGGACAGTATAGAGAAGACAGAAGTTTAAGCGACTCTAAGAAAGTTACTAGTATTCCTCAGAGTTATATGCCAAGACCTAGAGGACGAGCGCAGAGTAAGATAGCTCCTAAAGATATGCCTAACAACGGACACCACCCAAACTATAAAGGATAAATAAATGGCAACAGCACTATTAATAACAAGAAACGACATAGTAAAGAAAACTGCGCTTAACGGTAACGTAGATACTGACTTATTTATTCAGTTTGTACAGATAGCGCAAGATACACACATACAGAACTATTTAGGAACTGACTTACTAGAAAAGATACAAGAGTTAATAACTACAGGAACGCTAGACGACGTAGGAAACGCAGACTATAAAAGCTTACTATTAACTTATATTAAGCCGATGCTTATTCACTGGGGTATGGTAGAATATTTACCTTTCGCTAGTTATACGATAGCTAATAAAGGAATGTATAAGCATGGCTCAGAAAATAGCGAAACAGTAAGTAAAAATGAAGTAGACTTCTTAATAGAGAAACAAAGAAACATAGCACAGCACTATACTAGACGTTTTATAGACTATATGTGCTTTAATACTGCTAAGTTCCCTGAGTATAATTCGAACTCTAACGGAGATATGTACCCTAGTAGTCAGAGCGACTTTGGGGGCTGGGTAATATAATAATATGAGGAAATACGAGCCAAAAAAAGCTAACATAATTAAGCTAAGAAAGTATATTAAAAGATTAAACAATGGCAGACAAGAGAATAAGTGACTTAACAGCAGCTACTAGTACAACTTCAGGAGACGAGTTCGCACTAGTACAGAGCGGTACTACTAAAAAAATAGACTATGACTATTTAATAGGTTCTATTCCTACTGAGTTAATTATAGCTTGTTCAGATGAGAGTACAGACTTAGCAGTAGGTACTTCAGTTGTTACTTTTAGAATGCCTTACAAAATGAATTTAACAGAAGTTAGAGCTAGTGTTAATACTGCTCCTGTAGGAAGTACTTTGAATGTAGATATTAACGACGGAGGGGCTTCTGTATTAAGTACAGTAATTACTATAGATGACAGCGAGAAAACAAGTACTACAGCAGCTACACCTCCTGTAATTTCATCTAGTACTATTTTAGACGATGCAGAAATAACTATTGATATAGACCAAGTAGGAAGTACAACAGCTGGCAAAGGGCTTAAAGTAGTAATGATAGGGCAAAGAATACTAGTTTAATGTTTATAGTCGATTCATATAGATTTGTTAGCGGGCAAGAAGAGTTTATAATACTTGTAAAGACTGACAACGCTGGTACTTCGGCTAGTGACCAGTTCACGATTCCAACAGGTCCATTTGTAGGTTCTTATAATTATGACGTTGACTGGGGAGACGGAACTACTGATACAGGAGTGACTACTTCTATAACACACACTTTTTTAGGTGGAGCTGGTACTTATATAGTTAAAATAAGCGGTACATTTCCGAAAATTTATTTTAATAATGGAGGGGACAAATTAAAATTATTAGAAGTTCAAAACTGGGGGGCTATTTTATGGCAAAGAATGGACAATTCTTTTTATGGTTGTACAAATATGACCATAACAGCTACAGATGCCCCAGACTTTAGTGCTTTAACAAATGGAACATTTAATTTAATGTTTTATAATTGCGAATCTTTAAACGGTAATAATTTATCTAATTGGAATACATCAGGTTTTACAAGTTTATCAAGTGCACTTGGTTTTGCGTCAGCAAGTTTTACTGGTTTATTTAATGCAGATTTATCTGGCTGGGATGTTTCAAACGTAACTAGTTTTTCTAATATGTTTATCCTTTCAGATTCATTTAATAATGGCGGAGCATCTGGAATAGGAAACTGGGATGTATCAAGTGCGACAACATTTTCAAGAATGTTTCAACAAACTCCATTTAATCAGGATATTTCAAATTGGCAAACTACAAGCGCAACTAACATGAGCTTCATGTTTTTATTAAATACTGTTTTTAACCAAGACATTTCAAGCTGGGATGTTTCAGGAGTTACAAATTTTGGTAGTATGTTTAGTAGTGCAAGTTCATTTAACCAAAATTTAGGCGCATGGCAATTAAATACTGGAGTAACAACAATGAGCCAAATTTTTAGAAACACTGCCATGAGCGCTGCTAATTATACAGATACAATAGTAAGCTGGGCGAATCAAGTTTTTACAAATAGCGGTCCTTTTAATGTTAATATGGCAACACAAACAGGAAGAACATTTGACACTTCAAGAAGCGGAGGCGCTAACTTTGCTAACGCTGGAGCAGCAAGGACTTATTTAACAACAGCTACGCCAACTGGAGCTGGCTGGACAATTTCGGGAGATACAGTAATATAAAAAAGATATGTTAAAACAAATAGTAGATAGAGACACTTGGTTTATAGCGCATAATGAAGACTTAAGCGTTATACACTATGGTTTTTGTGCTGCTGGTACTGCTTTAGACTCAGGACAGCCAATAATAGAAGAGTTTGATAATGAAGCCGACTGGTTAATAAGACTAGCCGAGCTAGGAATAACACCTATACAAGAATGAAAACAAGCACAGCAATAGGATATTTTTTAACTAGTATAATAGTGTTTTTAACGCCTATAGCTCCTTTAATGGTAGTTATAGCTTTAGCTATATTAATAGATACTTTTTTAGGGCTTTACAAGGCTTATAAAACGAAAACTAAAATAACTAGTCACAAACTTAGTAGAGTAGCTTTTAAAGTTCTCTTTTATGAGCTTTTAATAATTATACTTTATCCTATTGACGTGTATATAATGGGAGGTTCTATTTACGGAATAGAACACTTATTAACTAAAGCTGGAGTAGTGTTACTCGTTTTTATAGAAGCTTTAAGCGTTGACGAAAATATAAGAGCAATTAACAAAGATAGAGGCTTTGAGTTCTATTTTAATAAATTGCTTACCGTTATAAAAAAAGGAAAAGCTACCTTTACGGACATTAAAAAGAAACTATGAGAATTATTCTCGATGCTGGACATGGCGGACTTTTAGACGGAGTTTATCAAACAGCTGGCAAGCGTTCACTAACAGAAATAGACGGAAGCTGGTACTATGAGGGGGTAGGTAATAGAAACATAGTTAACGAAATAGCAGCCTGTTTGCGTATTAACGAATACGAAGTTAAATTTACAGTAGACCCTACAGACCCTACAGACATATCTTTAAAAGATAGAGTTCAAAGAATTAACCAACTAGCTAAAGAGAAAGAAAGCATCTTAATTAGCGTACACTCAAACGGACATAGTAACACCTCAGCAAACGGACATGAAGTATTTACTTGCAATGGTTCTAGTAAGAACAGCGAACTATTAGCGAATATATGGCTAGAAGAGTATTTTAAGCTGGTTAAAGACCAACGTAATAGAGGACATAAAAAAGCAAATTTCTACATTATAAAAAGAAGCTCGTGCCCTAGCATACTAATAGAGACAGCGTTTCATACTAACCCTGAGGAAGTAAGACTTCTGAGACACTGGGAATATAAAATAAACGTAGCACTAGCAGTATTAAATACAATTAGACAATATGAAACTAGAAAGACTTGGTAAAAATATTCATAAGCTATATTTAGACAAAGAAAATAATAAAGTAGCTTTACTCTCAGACTTACACTGGGATAACCCTAAATGTGATAGAGAACTATT